TCCCGTTACATCATAGAGTGTACCGTGCGCAGTCTTATATAAGAAGTGACCAGATTCATTTGTCCGAGTTGCAGCGAAGGCAGGAATATTAAATGAAGTATTCGTAAAGCTTTCACCAGGAAAACTCGTACTATTAATATGAATGTACTTGTTTGCAGGGCTCGAAAGAATGAGTCCAGTGGTATTTGAGAATGCCACGTAATAAGATTTACCGCTTTCGAGAGCCGTAATTACCGTATTTCCAGCGGCAACTTCATAGGTCACACGATCGCCGGCAATATAGTAAGTATTTGCATTTGTAAGAGTAATAAACCCTGTTGCTGCATTTGCTGCAGTCGAAGGATTGAACGAAACTTTACGGATTTGTTGAAAGACTCTTTGTCCTTCATCGAATCCAGTATTCGCAGTCACAGAGAGTTGTAAGCGGCTATAGTCGAGTGTATCTTGACTATTGGCACCAATCAGATCCGTACCAATAAAGATGACTTCTGTTTCGCCGATTGTACCGACACCGAAGCCTGCACCAGAACCAAAGCTAATCGATGAAATATCTGCCGTGGTATTTGAAAGCGGCGCGACGATTCTCGAAGGAAACGATCGAACATAATCGCCACCAGTAATATCAAGAGAATAAGATGTGATTTTAAAGTTGTCTGCATTCGCAGCAGTATACACTGTATCAGTTTCGTTCCAATATCCTTTACGAGAAAGGAATGTTAAAGTTCCAGTATTTGATGCAGAAGCATAGTTAGCAGTGATCACTTGACCTTCGGCAACAATCACATTTGCGCTATTATAAATGTAGATATTATTTGCAAAGGTAACGTTATTCGAAGAGCATTCATCAAACTCTATAACATGAACCTGCTTCTTGATGTCATATAAACCAGCATTCAGATTGACGTAACTGACGTTCGCAAAGATTTGATTGTTGGTTTGATTGATAAGCTTATATGTTAAACCGTAGTTATGAGCATTTCCGACAGCATTTGCAGATGCATTTGCAGAAAGTATCAAAGAAGTTGAATTGGTTACACTGATTACGTTACCAACCGCCACGTTGCCTGTGACATAAAGCGTAGAGTTGATGTAGTTGTTATTAAACGCAGTAGATGTTCCAGTGACTACATTGCTTGTAGTAGATGTAGTGATTGTGCCTGTTCCAACTTTGTAATCCCAATCCGCCATGCGCTTACTGTTCTTGAAAGCGCCGCGAGCATTGGTAAGAGTAAGTTGAACTTCGCCTTCTAGCTGGATCACATTTGCCACTGTACCAGAAGCAGTAATATATCCTGCATTCTGTTGCTGTACGACATCACCTACACTGAATGTTGCTGAAGGTGAAGTAATAATAACAGCATAATCTGTCGGTATGTTCATGAACTTACCAGACATTGACTTGTCTGTCAGTGTACTTGCTGTGAAGCTTGTTCCTGTGTTATTCGTTCCAGTATAATAGATAGCAGATGGAACGAATACGCCTGAAGTGTGTGATACCGAGATAAAACCATTTGTATTCGAAGAAGGTGCAACTTCGAGTACTCTTCCTTGTGCAGCAAGCATGCCATTCGCAGCATAACGATATACAGTATTTCCTACAGAAACGTTTGATGTGGCCGCACTGTATCCGATATTGACTACAGGTTGAACACCGCGTTCGAATAGACGATAGTAGTTTTCCGCCGTAAAATCTGCCGTCACTTCATTGAGGTTTAATACTTTCTCAGAGACGATCGATTCGGCATTAAGTGTGTATCCATATCCGCCGTCTATAAAAATGAAATCTACGAGGCCAGCTGCCGAATTCGTAGATTCTACTCGTGCTAAACCGCCGAGACCGCGATCGCTGTTCGTAAATCTTACGATGTCTCCGACAGTAAAGTCTCGACCACGAGTTTGAACTGTAACTCTTTTTACGGATCCTACGAGTTTCGATCTTTTGGTAATATCGAATACGGGTTCATTATTGATATTTAGACCGATGACTTCGCCGTTACGAAATTCGCCCTGTCTTCCAGAAATATAAAGTAGGTTAACGAAGCCTTTACCAACTCTTCTACGAATATACTTCTCAACGAAAGCTTTGGCGCCTGAAAGCTGGCCCACAACTTGCTTGCCGACATAGTCGATATTATAGATTGAGTATCCGATTTCAAGATATTCTGGTTTCTCGTACACACCATCTGAAAGACGAAAGATCTTTTCTGCAGGATATTGTACTTCAGCAGCCGTACCATATACAAGCTTAAAGAAAAGATCGATCGAACGTTCTGTACCCTTTGCGCGATACAGATCGAGTGAGTTCTTGACAAGAAGCTTTTTGTTCGTGGCAGTGTCGAACTGAATGTTCTTCAGATACTTTTCTTTGAAGTGAACGATGAAGTCGTCAGTAGTTTCGTCAATATCTCTGTAACTCGGTAGTCGACGAGTATGATACAAAGGATTATTAGTCGATTCTAGCCACTCATAATAAGCTCGAGTGAACGCAATGAAGTTCTCACCCTCTTCTTGGTAAAAAGAAGGGAATTGACTCTGAATTAACGGAGATATTCTTTTTTCTATATTCTTCATTATTCTCTGATCTGTTCAATTGTGACGTCGACGTCATTTTCAAGAATATTGAGTATCACGTTCTGAGAAGAAGTGATGTCAAGAGTACGCGGCTTGGCATAGATTTTCAAAGAAGTGCCAGTGTAATTAGTAATATTAAAGTTGTTGATTCTGACGATACCAGTATCATAGTCAACAGTGCCGATATCAAGAATGGTTCTATGCTGTGTTCCAGAAGTATTGATGATACGCATAATACCATCACCGTTATCTTCAAGGCGACAATTTGGCAATCCGTTATAAGTGAATGTCGAAGAACTTACGACATGAATATCACCTATTAAGTGCTCTGCACCTTTACCTGGAACATCGTTCTTCAGCGGATTTTTAAAATCAATCGTTACATTCTGACCAGATGATACTACACCTGAAGTCGCCAATGATACAAGCGAACCAGAAGTTGATGTAGGAGTAGAAGTCACCGTCGTACTCAAAACAGGTGTCAGATACTTGACGAGTTCAACCTGAGTTTCGTTACTAATGATACTATTTTCTGCAGCATCGACATCACGAATAAATCTTGAGTAGCGAAGAGTGCGACCAAAGTTATTGAGATTGACAGAAGCGTGTGTCAGAATAGAATCGATAACGTTCGTGCGAATATCTTCTGGATTCAAACCTGTCAGGTTGATATTGTATTTGATATTTGTATTGACATACAGATATGTGTAATCAGGAGAAACAAAGAGCGGTTCGATAGCAACAGAAGATCTTGACCTCAAGAATTTCTTATATTCTGCTTCTTTAATCTTTGGAAGACCATCAACTTCATCGAGATCAATCGACAAGAAGATTCTGCCGTATTGAGGAGGATTAGCATCTTCTCCGCCATATGCAACGACTGCGTTAATTTCAGGAAAGTTTGCTTTGAGTAAGTTCTCATAATCTTCTGAAGTCACTGCACGTTCTTGTGTAGTGAATGCACGAGGAGCATTATACTTAATCGAGTTGAGATCTTCTGCAACAGCACCGTCTGTAGCAGCAGTAATAGTTTCAATAACTACATTCGATTCGTCATCGATACGGGCAGTATTAATAAACCTGAATGCTCCGTTAGGAAGTTCACCATTGCAAACACGATATTCGATAACTACTACCGAATTGTTTTTTGGTTTACGACCTACAACGCCGTCTCCAAAGACAACTTCATATGCATCTCCAATTCCTGGCTGCAAGAAAAATACTTTTGAGTTAAGATCGTGGCCAAAAAGAGATGTTGCGCGAGTGTAAGTGTGAGTTGTTGTGCCGTTATCTTCAAAAACTGTAACTAATAAACTTTCAAGATCAACTCTTTTATTACTGATCTTGTATATTAGCGGACTATTATAGTTCACATTGTAAGTATCGCTAAGATAATTGCCTTCGTATACTCGAATCGCTTCGCTTTCATATACGAAGTTTGATCCCGACGGAGTTCTGTTCGTAATCACATAATTTTCAGTAGTACTAAAGTTATAAGTGAAGTCATCGACGCGTGAAGAAAACGATGTACCCTTTGGAATAACAATCGAGCGCTTTGATGCATCTGCAGAAGTGATGACGAGTTGAATCACAGCTGATGAAGATCGAAAGGATCTCGGAAGATAGTTTAATTCTTTGGCATGCGAAATTACGCTATCGCGCAACTTAGCAGAATCAAGAAACATCTCGTTGCTGATCATGTTCAGGTAGAACGCGTTCTGATATGTGTTGTAAGACAACACGTCAAGAAGCACTGAAAGGTTGCTTCCGTCGAAGTCATAGTCCTTGAATCGATCTTGAGACCGTAAGAAGGTCTTGAGCGAATCTTTATAGGAATCGAAATCTAGCTGTGTAAGGACTATACTGGAATTTGCTGCCATTATCTTACTCTATAAAGGGTGAGTTGAAGTGTCTGCGGATTAGCATTATTTATTATCTCATAATAGACTGATACTTCATAAGAATGCGCAAACTCATTTGATACTACTAAGACATCAATGATTCGAGCTCGCTGTTCGTATTTGGTAATCGAATCGAACACGGCATCTTTGATAAGATCTGAAGTCATCACAGAAATATCTTCGAATAAGAATCGACGAAGCCCTCCGCCAAATTCTGGATTAAACAAACGTTCTTTGGTATTGGTCTGTAAGATATTTCGCATCGATCTTCTGACCGCTTGTTCGTCTGTATGAAGAGCAAGTCTCTTATTCTGAGGATGAAT